TATTTTTTGGGAAGGGAGCTGACGCGATATGGCAAAGGACGGTACGAGCCGGGGCGGTGCGCGCGTGGGCGCGGGCAAGAAGAAAAAGCCGCTGGCGGATAAGGTGCTCGAAGGCAACCCCGGCAGGCGCAAGCTGACGGTCATCGAGTTCCCTGACACCGCAGACCTCGAAGGCCGGGCCATGCCGCAGCCGCGCGACTACCTTTCCGGCAAGCAGAAAAACGGCAGGGAGCTTATTGCCGTCGAGATATACGAAAAAACATGGCAATGGCTCACCGAAAACCGGTGCGCGCACCTCATTCCGGCGCTGCTGCTGGAACAGTACGCCATGTCGGTATCCCGCTGGGTACAGTGTGAGGAATGCATCACCGAGTTCGGCTTCCTCGCCAAGCATCCTACGACCGGTAACGCTATCCCCTCGCCGTATGTGGCGATGAGTCAGAGCTTCATGAAGCAGGTCAACAACCTGTGGTATCAGATTTATCAGGCGGTGCGTGAAAACTGCGCGACGGAGTACAAGGGCGCGACGCCACACGACGATGCCATGGAGCGCCTGCTCTCGGCACGGAGGGGCGGTCGATGAACTTTCCAGAAATCAACCGGTTCATAAAGCGGCTCGCCGCCTATAAGAACCGAATACCTGCGCAGCAGCTCAAAACCCTGCGCGGGCAGGCGCTCTCGGGTGACGTGGCGGGCGCGCAAAAGGGGCTGGAACGAATATGCAAGAAAGCGGGTGCCGTATGGAAATCCGAAAAATAAATGCCGGGCTGCTCAACCCTGCGGCGTACAATCCCCGCCGCGATCTGCGGCCCGGCGATAAGGAATATGAAAAACTCAAGCGTTCCATTTCGGAGTTCGGATATGTCGAGCCGGTCATATGGAATGAAAAGACCGGTAACGTGGTCGGCGGCCACCAGCGGTTGAAGGTGCTGCGTGACTTGGGGCATACGGAAATCGACTGCGTGGTGGTCGATCTGGATGTGCAGCGGGAAAAGGCGCTCAACATCGCCCTCAATAAGATTCAGGGCGGGTGGGACGAAACCAAGCTGGCGGAAATCATGGCCGACCTTGACGCGGCCGCATTCGACGTGGCGCTCACCGGCTTCGACGCAGCCGAGGTCGATGAGCTGCTCAACCGGTTTTATTCCAAAGAAGCGGTGCAGGATGATTTCGATGTTGATAAGGAAAAAGAGCGCATCGAAACGGCAGGCGCGGTCACGCAGCGCGGCGATATCTGGCTGCTCGGGAACCATCGCCTGATGTGCGGCGACTCCACCAGCGCCGAGGATTTTGAAAAGCTCATGGACGGCGCGCATGCGCAGGTGGCGGTAACTGCCCCGCCCTACGGGGAAGGCAAGGAATACGAAAAGGCGGGTATCGAACCGTGGCTCGACACCATCCGGCCCGTTGCCAAGAACCTGCGCAGGCACGCGGACATCGTCTGCTGGAGCTTGGGCGATCTTTACGCGACCGGCTCGCAGTTTATCGAACCGACCGGCATGTACAGCGTGAACCTATTCGGAGAAAACGGGTTCCGGCCCATCTGGATTCGCATCTGGAAAAAGACCGCTGTCGGCAAGGCTGCTGGGCCACAGCAAACGGCGACCAGCAAGCCGGTGCAGCAGTACGAGTACGTTACCGCCTTCGCCGGGCAGGAAACGGATGCGTACAACGATCAGGAATATGTATGGCTCTCTGCCTTTGCCGGGCACAGCTACAAATTCGTGAAGCGTCTGTCCAAGGAGGAGCGCAAAAAGTGGGGATACGCGGGCATTTGGGAGATCGCCCCTGTGCGCTCCAGCAAAAAGCATCTGGCCATGTTCCCCGTCGAGCTGCCGTGGCGGTGTATCAAGATGCATTCCGATCCGGGCAGTGTCGTGTTGGAGCCGTTCTCGGGCAGCGGCACCACCATCGTCGCGGCGGAGCAGACGGAGCGCCGCTGCTACGCCATGGAGATTTCCCCCGTTTATTGTGATCTGGCGGTCAAACGCTGGGAAGACTTTACCGGCGAAAAAGCCATCAAAGGGTAGCGTATTTTTATGTTTTGAGATACGCTATTATAAGTAATAATTCGGGCATTATGGGGGAACTTGCTTTATGAGAATGCCGGAAAAGATAGAGGCGAAAATGATTGCACCATGTGGTGTAAACTGTCTTGCGTGCAGCGCACATCTGGACAGCAAAAAGCCATGTCCCGGCTGCCGAGCGCCGGTTGAAAAAATCACTCGAAATAGTTGCCGGAATTGCGTCAAAAAGAAATGTGCCTTTGAGCGAGGTTTCCAATGGTGCTTTGATTGTAGCCGCTTTCCCTGTACTCGAATAAAAAGCCTTGACCACCGGTATCGGCAAAATTATGATGTGGATTTGATAAAAAATGGCTCAGATGCAAAGCAAGACATGGTCGCTTTTTTACAGGCGCAAAGAGAGCGTTTTGCCTGTAAATCATGCGGCGGCGTAATCGACCAACATCATAAGAGCTGTAGCGAGTGTGGCAAGGCCGTAGATAACAAATGAAAGAACTATCAACATAAATTCCCATTCAATGACGCGTTTGAAGTCGGTTCTAACCACACTTACGGGTGTGGTTTTTTCATGCCCGAAAGAAAGGCAGTGACTATGAATATACAAAAGCTCCCCGCCGTCAAGCTCAAGGCGGCCGCATACAATCCGCGCCGCGATTTAAAACCCGGCGATGCCGAATATGAAAAGCTGCGCCGCTCAGTCGAGGAATTCGGTTATGTGGAGCCCGTCATCTGGAATTGCCGCACCGGCAACATCGTGGGCGGGCATCAGCGGTACAAGGTGCTCACGGCCATGGGTTATCAGGAGATCGACTGCGTGGTGGTCGATCTGGACGAACAGCGGGAAAAAGCGCTCAACGTGGCTTTGAACAAAATCGGCGGCGAATTCGATATCCCGCTCCTGACCGACCTGCTCCGCGATCTGAGCGCGGACGGCTTTGATGTGTCGCTTACCGGCTTCGACGCTGCCGAGATGGACGACCTGTTCCGCGACAAGCCCACCGGCAATGTAAAAGAGGACGATTTCGATGCGGACAAGGCGGCTGCCGAGATCGAAACGCCGGTTACGCAGCGTGGCGACGTGTGGCTGCTAGGCAAGCACCGCCTCATGTGTGGCGACAGCACCGATATGGACGATGTTAAAACGCTCATGGACGGCAAGAAAACCCGGTTCGTATTCACCGACCCGCCGTGGAATGTCGATTATGGCTCGGATGCCAAGCATCCAAGCTGGAAACCACGGCAAATTCTCAATGACAAAATGAGCACCGAGGCGTTCGGTGCTTTTTTATTGCGCGCGTTTACCTGTATGAAGGCGGTTTCGGAGCCGGGCTGCATGACGTATGTGGTCATGTCGGCACAGGAATGGGGCAACCTCATGGATGCCTTGACCTCCCTCTCCTATCACTGGTCGAGCACAATTATATGGAAGAAAGACAGCTTGGTGCTCTCCCGCAAGGATTATCATACGCAATATGAGCCAATCTGGTATGGTTGGACGGAGGGCTCGCGCCTGTGCCCGCTCAAGGATCGCAAGCAATCGGACGTGTGGGACGTAGCTCGCCCGAAGGTGTCTGCTGAGCACCCTACCATGAAGCCGGTGACGCTGGTGGCGAAGGCCATACTCAACAGCTCGCGTGCGGGCGATCTGGTGCTTGACTTGTTCGGCGGTTCCGGCACGACGCTGATCGCCGCCGAGCAGACCGGGCGACAGTGTTGCATGATGGAGCTTGATCCGAAATATTGCGACGTGATCGTCAAGCGTTATATTGAACAATGCGGCAGCGCGGGCCGTGTCTTTCTGCTCCGCGAGGGAATAGAGACCGCATATGAGGACGTGTCCAGCCTTGCGGATTTCGCATAGTCCGATACAAATTAAATCCTCATTATTTGTTGAAGAAGCGGCTTGCAATCCTACAGCTTTAGAGTGATGAATGTAAGCACCAAATAAGCGAGGAGGCTTACAAAATGAGGATTTATTACAATGTGACTGGCGAGCGGCGAAAATCACTGGTTGGAGCAATCAGTCAAGAACTGAATACGCAGGTCAAGTATCTCGGAGCGCCGACGTTCGCCTACGAGGTGGGCGGCTACACCATTGATAAAAATGGGGAGCTTGAGGGCGAGGACAATTCAGAGCTGGTCGCCGATCTTTGCGGCTTGCACGACTTCCGAGCGGAAACAGAGGAATACGACACACCCCTTCCGGCAGCCGTGCCTGTGCCCGCAGATGCGCCCATCCCCATGGAAGCGGCCCTCGGCGGCAGGGTCAGTCCCTACCGCGACGAGGAAGAACCGCCCGCCTACGGACATCCCGGAGATGACGAACCCGACCACCTGATTATCGAAATACCGCTGGAGGGCTTTACCGATACAGCGCTTGAAAACCTCGATCGGCTCATTTCCAGCAAGGCGGCGCTCATCAAGAAAGCCATCGGCACGGATGCGCTCCCTGTCGAGCGGACGGAAACGATGCTGAAATTCCCATGGTTCCGTTTTGGTGCGACCAGCGAAGAGGTTGACGCCTATTCCCGGCTTGTCTGCGCCCTTTGTGCGGCGGCCAAGGAGCAAAAGCGAGTCAACGCAAAGGAAAAAACCGTGGAGAATGAGAAATTCGCCTTCCGCGTGTTCCTCATCAGGCTGGGATTCGTGGGTGACGAGTTCAAGGCTGCCCGGAAAATTCTGCTTAAGGGCCTTTCCGGCAACAGCGCCTTCAAGGACGGCACGCCGGCAAAATCTACCGAAGAGGCAACTGCAAATATCGGAGAATCCGGAAAGGCGCGGGTGTATGGCATGGAACAGAATTGCCTGATCTCAGATAAGCTGGTCTCGCACATACTTGCCATCCGCGACAGCGGCAAGGTCAACATGTTCGACGTGCGCGGCGTTCAGGCCGAGGCCAACCGACAGGGGTTTTACGATCTGGTCATTTTCCTCGAAGAACACCGGAAGGAATACGCGGAATTCATATTGACGGGCGCGCGGTAAACGCGGCGTAGAAGGACATGAACACAGGGAGCTTCGAAAGAGGCTCCTTTTTTGATGCACATTTTTTGAGGAAAGGAGGCGATGAGGCTGCGGCAACTCAAGAAATACAAGCCGACGCCGTTCATGGCCGCCGGTTCCGAATACGACAAAAACGCGGCGGACATCGCCGTTTCCTTTATAAATTGCCTCAAGCACACCAAGGGCGAGTGGCACGGGCAGCCGTTCGACCTGATCGATTGGCAGGAGCAGATCATCCGGGACGTGTTCGGCGTCCTCAAGCCCAACGGCTACCGGCAGTTCAATACCGCGTATGTGGAAATCCCGAAAAAGCAAGGCAAATCGGAGCTTGCGGCAGCGATCGCGCTGCTTTTAACCTGCGGGGATTTCGAGCACGGCGGCGAGGTGTACGGCTGCGCGTCCGATCGCCAGCAGGCGTCCATCGTGTTCGATGTGGCAGTAGAGATGGTTGAACAGTGCCCGGCGCTTAAGAGCCGGATCAAGCCCTTGCTCTCCCAGAAGCGGCTGGTGTATAAGCCGCTGGGGAGCTTCTACCAGGTACTCAGCGCCGAAGCGTACACCAAGCACGGACTGAACGTCCATGGTGTGGTATTCGACGAACTGCACGCCCAGCCCAACCGGAACCTCTACGACGTCATGCTACACGGCTCAGGCGACGCGCGCAAGCAGCCGCTGTTCTTCCTCATTACAACCGCCGGTACCGACCGCCACTCCATCTGCTGGGAGGTACACCAGAAGGCGCAGGACGTCCTGCAGAGCCGAAAGATCGACCCGACCTTTTATCCCATTATATACGGCGCTGCCGACAGCGACGATTGGACGAACGAAAAAGTGTGGCGCAAGGCCAATCCGTCGCTGGATATCACGGTGGATATCGAGAAGCTGCGGGTGGCCAGCGAGAACGCCCGGCAGAATCCCGCCGAGGAAAACCTGTTCCGGCAGCTCCGGCTCAACCAGTGGGTAAAGCAGTCCGTGCGCTGGATGCCCATGGAACGCTGGGACAAATGCGCGTTCGCTGTCGACCCCGAAAGTCTGCGCGGGCGGCCCTGCTACGGCGGTCTCGACCTTTCCTCCACGACGGACATCACCGCGTTCGTGCTGGTGTTCCCCCCTATGGACGAG